GACGAAGCCTACATGCAATCTGTTTACTTGGCTCGTGACAAGGCTCCATTCCCAGCGTTTGATTCTAAGCAGTATTTGAAGGAAGAGTTCGCTAAGACTTTACCTGCTAGAATTAGAATGTTGATAAAGAGATACGGTATTAGAAATGCAGTTATGCTTACCATACCACCCTGTGGCACTATCTCTATGCTTCATGGAGTATCCAGCGGTATCGAGCCTATCTTTGCGGCAATGTATCATCGTCGTTGGAGACACGCTAATGTTTGGAAGGAAGAGGTCGTTGTAGATCCTTTGTTCCAAGAGTATTATAATCAAGGTAAAAATGTTGATGTGTTCGTAGGTGCATACGATGTTACACCAGAAGAACATATTAAGGTTCAAGCTACCACACAAAAGTATATTGATTCCTGTATAAGCAAAACAATCAATTTACCTGCTACGGCAAAGCCAGAAGATTTTAATCAAACATCTTTAGACTATGCTCAGTATCTAAAAGGCTTTACAGTTTATCGTGCGGGATCAAAAGGCCAAGAACCTTTGGCAGCTATCCCACTAACTAAAGAAAATATTGAAAAGTATATGGGTAAGCCAGTAGAAGTAGGTGTAGCAGATGGTCAAGCATGCTCCATGACAGGAGGAGGTTGTGGTAGCTGATGGCTGTCTATCAATACGCATGTGATGATTGTTTGGTTTCTTGGGAGCGCGAGTGCTCTATAGGTAAAGCTCCCAAGAAAACCAAATGTCCTGAGTGTGGTAAACGCTCAGAAAGATATTTTGATAGCATAACTTTTAATTTTGCTGATGACGGTATTGGAGGTCAAGTTAATAGAGGAGCTTTAGACTTCCATAGTGTAAAACAAAGATACCGTAAATTTGCAAAAGAAGGTTATGACAAGACGGCTGCACATACATTTTTAAGAAGATCTATTCGTGAAACTGAAGGTAGACTAACAGACACTAGGGCTAGATACAAAAATGTAAACATTGATGTAGCCAAGATGGCACAAGATGGTCACGCCAAACCTGTTGGAGAAAAGAAAGCTAAAGAGAAAGCAGAAACTGCAAAAAAATTGAGCGAGAGAGCATTTGATAGGATGGTAGCTGAGAAGACAAGAAAACCAAAATGACATATCAATACAACGAGAATATTCAAAGAGCAATTTTGTATTTCATGAAGTCTAGCAAAGACTTCTACTTACAAATCGTTAACCTTGTAAAGCCTGAGTTCTTTGAGTTCCCCTGCCATGGTAAGATGTTTACTATCGTAATTAACTATTACGATAAATATCATGAGCTTCCTTCAGACTTGTTCCTGTTGGAAGAAGTAAAGAAATCACTTACAGCTCGGGAAAATATTTCTGATTACGAAGATGAACTTAGTTACATAAATTCATTAGACACTTCCACGATCAGCAATCCTGACTATGTAGTTGATTTGATTGAAGCCTTTGCTAAGAAGGAGGCAATGAAAGCAGCTATTGCTGAGAGCATTACTTTGATCAAGGAGAATAAAGTAGAGCAGGTTGAAGATATCGTAAGAAAGGCTTTGCTTGTTGGTAAGTCTGTCAATACAGGACAAAATTACTTTGTTGATTTCTCTGATCGTTGGGAGCGAGTCTTCTCTCAAGGTAAGGATCTTAAGAAGTTTAGAACTGTATTCCCCTCTATTGATAAGTCTTTGGAAGGCGGATTAGGATCTAAAGAGTTGGCGATGGTTGTAGCTCCTCCGGGAGTAGGTAAGTCTTTGTATCTAGTCAATCAAGGGGTTCAGGCTTTGATTGATGGCAACAATGTGCTTTACATTTCTTTGGAGATGAGTGAAGACAAAATCGCTCAACGATTCGATTCAATCATGACTTTGATCCCACAAAATAAGCTCAAAGATCCTAAGCATCAACTTACTGTAAAGGAACGCTTGGATAAGTTCCAAGAGGTATTTAAAGGTAAGCTGGTAATCAAGGAGTATCCAACCTTGATGGCTTCTGTAAATAATATTCGTAGCCTTCTTGTCCAACTAAAGAACTACCATAACTTTGAGCCAAAGGTAGTAATCATTGACTACCTAGAACTATTAAGATCGACTCGTGATATTCAACATGAGTATCAGGCTCAACAAAGAATCGCAGAAGAGTTGCGGGGATTGGCTATGGAGCAAGACATATTGGTTTGGACTGCTACCCAGACTAATCGTCAAGGAAGAATGAAGAGCATTATTACAGATGTTGAACTAGGAGATTCTTACGGTAAGATTAGACCTTGTGATTTCTCAATGTCTTTGAATCAGACCGAAGAAGAGTTCGACAATGGAACAATGCGAGTATATATTATGAAGTCTCGTAATGGCGTTCCCCGTTTCACTATTCCAGCTAAAGTGGATTACGGGGTCCTTAGAATGAGCGAGTCTTCCGACCCATTGGAGGCTGCTGAAAATGACTGATGTTAGCATAAACCCATACGATATTTTTATCAGACAACCTAGAAAGTATAATCAATTTAGCACCTTTATAAATAACATCTGGGCTTTTGATGATTATAAATTCTTTGAATTAAAGATAAAAGACAACGAAGCATCCTATTATAGGATAACTGTACCTTTCGCTGTCCTAGAAGCTAAACAAGAAGATCCTTCCAAGTACTCCTTCACTGGTAAAACTGGGGATTATCTTTGTGTTGACTCTAACCAAAATTTTACAATTCTAACAAAAGATAAGTTTTTAATAAACTACCCGCAATTTAAACAATGAAAAGCTTAGAAGAATCTTTAGACCAATTTACTTGGGAAACCTACCATATCATTAGTGATCAGCTTTTGAAGTTTGATGATATGAGCGTAGACTCAGAGTTATCTAAACAAGCTTCAATGTATTCTTTTTATCATGCCTTGATGGCCTTGGCTAAAAAGAAGTTATCTGATGCTGAGACTGACCATACACAATACATGGCAAAACTACGGCAAACGATTCGTACTGAAAGCACTAATAAATTAACTGCTAAAGACTTAGATGATGCTGTACTAGCAGATAATACTAATAAAGAACACCAAAATCTTATCAACAGTCTATCATATCGGTATGAGCTTTTGAAGGGTTTGGTTAGGGCACTTGAACAAAAGAAGGATATGCTTCAACAAGTGTCTGCTAACAAACGAGAAGAAACTAAACTTTACAAGTAACAGGAGAACTGAATATGGGTATTGATCTAAACGCACTGCGTAAAAAACACGAAGAACTAATGGGTAAGAACAAGGGTGGAGGCACTAATGATGACTTCATCAAGAAGTTCTATCAGGTAAAGGATGGTTCTAATACCATTCGTATCCTTCCATCTAAAGATGAGAACATGGAATTCTATGCTGAAACAAAGATCCATCGTGTGCCGATGGAGAATAATCAGGTTAAGAATGTCCATTGTCGTAAAGTCCATAATGAGGCTTGCCCGTTGTGTGATCTTTACTACAGCCTATGGAAAACAGGTAAGAAGGAAGACGAGGCTCTTGCCCGTGTAATTAAACCTCGTTCTCGCTACTACATGAATGTGTTGGATAGAGACACTAACGATGTAAAGATTCTTTCCATCGGTATGATCCTCTTCCAAAAGATTGTAGGTGCGATGATTGACTCCGATTTCGGGGACATTACCGATATCGAGAAGGGGCACGATTTCAAAATCGTAAAACACATGGAGGGTCAGTGGCCTCGGTATGACCAATCTCAACCTCGCCCGAAATCGTCACCTTTGGGAACAAAGGCAGAAGTTGCACGAGTCATGGATACCATGCATGATATTCATGGTTTGGTAAAGCTAGAAGAGTATGATGAAGTAAAGCGTATCTCAGAAGCACTTGCTATCGGTGGTAAGCTTACTCCAACAGATAAGGATTCTGGCAGCAACTCAGATGATGATGAGGGCGACTACATTTCTAAACTAAGGAGCTAATATGATAAAAAACTTTATAATTGGATTTTTGCTAGTAGGTACTCTCGTTGCTTGTAATGGCTTCACCTTCGGGGACGGCCATACTGAGCAACCTGTAGC